ATTAATTGATAAGGAGATACAAAATGATATATTTTTCTACTCGTGCAAAAGCTCGCCAATTTGCAATTAAATCCAATAAAAAATTTGTTGATCTAGGTTCAGATGCTATTAAACGCTGGGCAGTTCGTGTAATAGTTAAATAATGATTATAATAAATGTGTTTAGTTTACGACAAATGAGGATAGTATAATGTTTATATTAAAATTGTTACAGATACTAGGTATTGTGAAATTAGTTTGGCTTAAGGATCATGTGGATCATGTTTATCTAACAATTCGTCGAGAAGATTCTTTTGGTGTACAGTGGGCATATGTCCATCCTTTTACTAGGATCGGACATGTTATATTAAATCCGGACGGTACTTGTGGAGGACAATCAATATATATAAAAAGATGGGAACCATATGTTTCTCCCATGGAGAAAAAACGAGATGTTGAAAATGAATCATATTTAATGTTAGAGGATTCATGGGAGTCATCTATAGTATATGGATTTGGATTGACTGGTAGCGTATCAGCAAAAAAGAAAAATGACTGTATAATATTGCCATGGTGGAATGATGACAAAAATCGATATGAAGTAAAAGTGGGATATATTGGTGAGAATGGTCTAAAACCTAATGTTGCATATAAATTAAATGAACACCACGAATTCATAGAAGCTAATTGATATGACAATATTAACAATATTCACATTTCTTCTATGCTTCTTTATAGTATGTTATATTAAATATAGAAGCATAGAAGATGGTATTAGGCAATATAAAAGTATTCTACTACCTATTATGATAGTATTCTTTATTTCTGCTAGTATTGAATTATATGAGATACTCCAATATCATCTAAGTGGATTCCATTCTATCAATACTAATATGACATTTGATAGGATTACATTATGACAGATAAAACATTTATAAATACTAAAATATGTGAGAATTGTTTTTTCTATGATGATATAACTTTTAGCTGTCATAGATATCCACCCAATGATGAATTTCCGAAAGTACGAAAATTTGATTGGTGTGGTGAATTTAGATGTAGCTTCAAATATATTAGTCAAAAAGATTAACTCAAACCAAAATTCGAATAATGATATATTTCACTGCTGATTTACATTTCTATCATAAATTTATGGCATCACATAGAGGTTATGATAATGTTGAAGAAATGAATAGTGATATTATTAATAGAATTAATCGAAGAGTGACTTCGGATGATGAATTATATATTCTGGGCGATTTATCATTCAGTAATGTTGATAATACTGCTAGAATATTATCTGAATTAAATGGTAGAAAATATTTGATCAAAGGTAATCATGATAATGATAAGAAATTGATCAAATTACAGACACACTTTGAATGGATAAAGGACTATCATTTACTAAAATTATCAATTGAAGGTATAAAATATTATCTGATAATGTTCCATTATCCACTAATGACATGGGATCGCGCACATCATGGCACATGGCATATTCATGGGCATTCTCATGGTAATCTAGTATCAAATGAAACAACCAGAATGGATATTGGTTGGGATATCAAGAACGATTTATTTACATTTGATGATATTAAAAATATAATGACTAATAGAAAGTATATTATTATAGATCATCATACTTAACAGGAGTATATTATGCCATATAAACACTATAAAGAAATGCTTCAATATGCTGAAGATGCTGCAATTACAGATGAACCCTGGAAGCTATGGGAATATTGGGATGGTAGATGGAATGATTGTCCCACTCATCCATGCTGGTTTGATAATCTTGGTTATCGCAGAAAACAAAAGTTTATTAATATAAATGGTTATAAAGTTCCAGAACCTGTTAGAACACCATTGAAATATGATGAAGAATATTATTATATCAATCTTTATTCTGATATTGGCACTCATTGTGCAATGTGGAGAGACGATAGTTTTGACAAGTCCGTGTTGAAAAAAGGACTGATACATCTAACTGAGGAGAATGCTAAAATACATTATGATGCGCTGCTAAGTTTTACGCGAATTAAAGATTGATTGTTTCATTGAGCGAATGGATAAATGCTGTAAACATAAATAATGAGTTATAATTCTTTATGGACATTAAAATGAACCTTATTCACGAAATAGATGCAACTTGGACAATAGAATATAATCGTCATGGACATATCCATAAAGTATATGGATTTGATACCACACAATCTGCAATAGATTTTTATGATAGGTTTATTAGAGTAATCGACGATCTTAAATAAAAGGAAAATATGTTTGTATATTTCATTAGTTTCAAGTATTCCAATTCAGCAAGTTCAAATACATCTCGTACCGAAATTAAACTGGAAAACAAAATTAGTTCTATTCAAGACATACAAATAGTCGAGAATATAATCAAGGCAATGTTTGATGGTACTATGGATATTCAAGTATTATGGTATGAACAATTAAGAAAGGAATAACAGTGAAATATTTCAGTAGAACTAGAATGATTTCTACAAATGCTGAAATAGTGAAACGAGGAACTTTTTATGATGTTATATATGATGATAAAATTGTAGGATTCAAGCTCAAAAAAGAATTAGCATTCAATCTGGCACTCAATAAGAAAGATTTAACATATTTAAACAATATGAGAAAAAATTCTTGACAGTAAGAAATAATTAGTATAGAATGATTCCATAGTGAAGATTAATTGATAAGGAGTTATATCATGGCTTTTATGAACCAAGCAAAGAAAAAAATAATAGCAGAATTAGTAAAACCTATTCTGAAAAAATATAATTTGAAAGGTAGTTTATCCGTTAAACATTATTCTAGTATTGTATTAACATTAAAATCAGGTAAGATTGATTTTATTAAAAATTATAATGATAATGCAATTGAGAAAAATCAATCAATATCAGAATGGCAACGGAAGAAAGACTCAATCGATGTAAATTATATGCAAGTGAATGAGTTTTATATTAATGAGAATTATACTGGTATAGCAAGAGAAGCATTAAATGCGTTAAAATCAGCATTACAAGGTGCCGATTGGTATGATAAATCAGAAATACAAGAAGATTACTTCGATATTGCATATTATATTGATATCAATATCGGCAAATACGACCAAGGATATATAGTAGAATAATTGAGGAACATTACTTCATGAAATTTAATACAATGAAAAAGAAACAATCTAAACCAAGAAATCACATATTTGTCGATTTAATGACTGATAAATATGATATGAGAGTAGTTCCAAATAAGAAAAAAAAATTACGATATCAACCTCCAGAGGAATTTGATGCGAGAGACTGGAAGAATTCCAAAAACTGGCGAGAAGAATTTACAGAATGATTTCGATTTGCTATTTTTTCATGCAAACGAAGATGCAAACATCGACTACTATCCCATTCAACTAGCAGAAGAATATAGAACTCCCAAAATATCTCATTCCAATATGGGCGATACATATACCATCTCTTATATTGGAATCAATGATGATATGGAACCATATCTTGATTATACATTTGATGCGGTCCTATTGGATCCCATCGCATATGTATCTAATTGTGCAGGTGCCCATATTCAAGGTTGCATAATGAGAAAATCCGAGAAATCAGATCAATTCTTTCAATTATACATTAAGAATCCCGAAGTTCTAATAGATATGATTGGATTAGAAATGGTTGAAGTTTCTGATTAAATCTAATTATTTCGAAGGAAGAGAAGAAATGAATTCGCCATTTTATGATGTTTATATACAGCAAAAAGATATTATTGATTCTGCGGTAGAGAAAGCTATTGAAGAAAGTGCTAAAAAACTTGGAAAAGATTTGGTAAATGAATTGTTTTCAATACGAGCATATTCTTGTTATACAAAATAGTTGACATTGATCTATTAATTCTAGTATAATAGAATTTCATTAACTAGAATGGAGATTTACAAATGTTATCAGAATTAACCGAAAAGTTGCAGAAAAATTCAGTGAAGGTAGTATTCATTAAAAAAGATGGCTCAGAGCGTAAAATGATCTGCACTTTAAATGAAATGCTTATTCCCGATAGTAAGAAACCAAAAACTAAGAGTCAGATTGATTCTACTAAGAATATTCTAGCAGTATTTGATACTGAGAAACAAGATTGGAGATCCATCAATCTATCTCAGGTTAAATCATTCTCTTAATCAATCGGAGAGGGGTAATACCCTCTCTTCAATAAAATGTCCAAAAAAATCCTAGATGAACCTAAATTTCTATTTCCATTAACTAAGATCGATGTAATAAAAGCTTTAAATTGGTATAATCAGAATGTGGATTACTCGGATTCACTGGAATGGGGATCGGATTATATTAGAAAGAATCATGATATAGAAATATCATTGACTAAAGATTATGTGGTATATGGATATGTATCCAGATTATTATCAAATGGACATATTCTACCAGATAATAATTTAATATGGCATACCAATAAAACTCAAGAGATAATAAATTCAAGCAATGCTCGAAAAAGAATATCAAATCAAAATCCAATACCAGACAGAGTAGTTAAAAAATTAGATAATACAATAAACGTTCTAAGTGAAATTGATTCTATGTTAGATACAATGATTAGAACCAAGTTTGTTAGTATGCCCAAAATTCAGTCCCTATCATTAATTAAATCAATCAATAAAGATTCAATCATTAAACATTCTAAAGACCAATTAAATGAATTTCAAGAAGCATTGAATGATGATGATGATTTGAAAGAAGGGTATTCAAATTTTTCATCTGGTGAAATCAAAAAGATAATCAATTTTTTTCATAGTATCATTACATTATTTACTCATACCAAAGTGCCAAGAAAAAAGAAAACTAAATTGGCAAATACCTTGAAATATTTTAAATACCAGAAATCATATTCTGATATCAATTTAACATCTATTGATCCTATTAAGATCATTGGTGCCAAGGCAGTATGGATATATAATACGAGATATAAGAAAATTATACGATTGAACGCAAAGGAAGATAGTGGGTTAGGTATTCATAGAAGTGGAATTGAAAATTTTGATGAGACTTTATCTAAATGTAAAGTTCTTAGAAAACCGGAAGATGTTATACCTAAAATATTAGATGGAGGTAAAATATTTTTAAGAGATTTTTTCGACACACTAAAAACAAAGGAATCAAAATTGACTAATCGAATTAATGAAGATTGTATTATTCTGAGAATTCAATCATGATATTGATTGATTACTCTCAAATAGTAATATCAAATGCTATGATGCATCTTCAATCAGAAAAAAATAAAAGTATTGATATCGATTTGCTTAGACATATGATACTAAATTCTATTCGAGGACTTATTTCTAAGAATAGATCCATATATGGATCAGATATAGTGTTAGCAGTTGATGGTAGAAATTCTTGGAGGAAATCTGTATTTCCTCTATATAAGAAAGGTAGAAAGAAAGCCAAAGAAGAATCAGATATCGATTGGGATTCCTTATATTCTGCAATGGATACCATCAAGAATGAACTTATAGAATATTCGCATTATAGAGTAATTCAATTAGAAGAATGTGAAGCCGATGATATAATTGCAATATTATCCCAATTATATGCAGCACACCAAAAGATATTAATAGTATCAGGTGATAGTGATTTTCATCAATTACAAATTCATGAGAATATCCATCAATATTCCCCCACTCTTAAAAAACATACTAAATTATCTAAACAACAAGCTAGAATTGCGCTCAAACATAAAATAATATGTGGAGATAAAGGTGATGGAATACCTAATTTCCTATCAGTTGACAATTCATTTACAGATAATATTCGACAAAAATCTATTACACAAAAGAATTTGGATAAATGGTTGAATATGGAAAATGAATTATTTTGTGTTACCGGTGAAATGCAAAGAAACTGGGCAAGAAATAAAATGTTAATAGATTTTGATGAAATACCTAATAGTATCCGGGAAAAAGTGATAAATACATATAACATGATTCAAGTGAAATCAAAAAAGAGTCTAGTAAAATATTTTATGGAGAAACAATTAGTGAATTTATTAGAATGTATAGATGAATTTTAGAAGGAATTAAATGTCAGCAGCTAAACTGTATTCGGAAATATTTGATGAATTTAAAAAAGCGATAACAGATAATGAAAGAATAAATATATTAAGAAAATATGATCATGCTAGGTTTAGAGATTTTCTGACTATAGCATTCAATCCAATGTTTCAATTCGATGTTGAAATTCCATCTTATAAACCAGCAATAGAACCCGCCGGATTAAATCATACCTATTTGGACGTTGAAGTTCCTAAATTATATAGATTTATTATTAGGCATCCCAAGAGAATTACCCATTTAACTCCTCAAAGACAAGCCGCTTTATTGAATACTGTATTAGAATCTTTACATAAAGATGAAGCAACACTACTATGTAATTTGATTCGAAAGAATCTCCAAGTTGATCATTTGACAGCTAAATTAGTATTAGAGGCATTTCCTGATATTAATATTAAGGTTGAATAGATATGACAAAAAAAGTTGCAGTAGTAACGCCTTGTATTACAAATGAACATCTAACACAATGTTTTGAAAGTGTCCAAAAGCAATCATATAATAATGTAACCCATTATGTCATAGTCGATGGTATTACCCATTGGAACTCAGTTCAAGATATTGTGGATAATGTTGGAGTCCATAAGACAATATCTCCTATATATCTATCAGAAAATATAGGTAAAGATTTCTATGGACATCGAGCATTTGCAGCTAGTTCATTTTTAGTTAATGCTGATATTATTACTTATTTGGATGCTGATAATTGGTATGAATCTAATCATGTCGAAAGTATAGTAAATAAAATATCAGAAGGATATGATTGGACATATTCATTGAGAAATATTCATTCTAAGGATGGTAAATTCTTATGTGAAGATAATTGTGAATCGCTAGGAAAATGGCCGATATATGGTGCAGATAGTAATCAAATGTATCATATAGATACCAGTTGCTTTGGTGTAACATTAAATGTTGCTTTGAGTATAGGACATGCATGGTATGGTAAATGGGGTGCAGATAGACAATTTTTTAGTGCATTGCAGCATTTTTATCCGAAATGGGATTGTACAGGGGAATATTCCATGAATTATAGATTAGCTGGTAATGATAATTCGGTTAACTTAGAATTCTTCGAGAAAGGTAATGATATTGTAGGATTAAAGTATGCTAATAATTTTCCATGGCAATCTAAGAATTTGACAACCAATACGGAGATAAAATGATGGATATTGATTCTCAGAAATATAAAGATTTAGAAAATGAACTCGATCATATTCAATTAGAGCAATTAAGAATTCTAAATGAAAGGGCACTTAAAATAAAACAACAATTATTGGATCAAAATAGTATTGCAAATTTTGAAAAAAACAGTTATATTGCTAAAACTTTATTAAATGAATAGGTATAAATTTTATTATGAATATTTTCATGTTGGATCGTGATTTGGAATCTTGTGTTAAATATCATACAAATTCCCATACCATAAAAATGATACTGGAGTACAGTCAAATTTTGTCGACAGCACATAGAGTATTGGATGGTAAATTAATTGGCAAAAAGTGGCTTCATTTTGATACTGAGACTGATGCTTTATTATATAAAGCAACTCATATCAATCATCCAAGCACTATCTGGGCAAGACAATCTAAACAAAACTATAAACATCTATTCAAATTACTTTTTCTTTTATCACATGAATATACTCATCGTTATGGTAAAATACATGCCAGCACACGCCTTTTTGATATATTAGAGCATTCTCCTATAAATATTGAGGATAGTAAATTGACAGAAATTCCTCAGTGTATGCCAGATCATTGTAAATTACCTGATACGGTGGATGCTTATAGGAATTATTATATGTTAGAAAAACGTCATATTGCGGCTTGGAAAAATCGAGAAGTTCCTTATTGGTACAAATAGGAGAAATGATATGCATACTCAAGATGAAACTCAAGTTCAAGTTCAAATTTTAAGATTAAATAGAAAAATTGAGAAATTAAAAAAAAGAGTGAAACACTATCAAGATAAATGTGATGTATATGCAAATATTCTGAACATGCATCCTAGAATTGAAGCAAGTTATGAGAAATATCAAAAAGAACTTGCTGAACGAGAAAGAAATTATCAAATGGTGGCAAGATTGCATCTTCAAGATAGACTCATTGTCCAATTACAAAAGGAAATAGATTCAAAAAATGCCAACATATAGATTTAGAAATAAAGAAACTGGCGAAGAATTTGAGGATATTCTTAGTATATCTAAAAAAGAGGAATTGTTATTAAAGAATCCTGATATCGAACAATTAATAACAGGATGTATGATTGTAACAAGTATAGGATCATTAGATAGTAAAACATCAGATGGCTGGAAGGAAGTGCTATCGAAAGTTGCAGAGAATCATCCTGCATCTCCTTTAGCGGATAGATATGGCAGAAAAACAATTAAGCAAAATAAAACTAGGGATATTGTGAAACAGCATGTTAAAAAATGGACCAACACATAACCAATTAATATAATAATAACATAGGATTGATTAATGTCCGATCAAGCTTCTAAAAAAACAAAAAATCCGCAACAAAGATCAACATCCTTGAAGATTAAAATAGATGACTTACTCATATTTGACCCATTAACTGTTAATCAAAAATTATTTTATGATGTATATAAGAAAGGTACAGAATGTATTGCATTGACGGGGTGTGCTGGCAGTGGAAAAACTCTTATCTCAATATATAAAGCATTAGAGGAAGTATTAGATAAATCTAATCATTATGAAAAAGCTGTAATAGTTCGATCAGCCGTTCAAGTGAGAGATCAGGGTTTTGTTAGTGGTGATTTGGAGGAGAAATCTGCAATATATGAATTACCATATATAGGAATTGCGACTAAATTATTTAATAGATCGGATGCTTATCAGAGACTAAAGGAACAGAAACATTTGGAGTTCCTAACTACTACAGCGATTCGAGGTATTACATTAGATAATTGTATAGTTATAATAGATGAAGCGACTAATTTATCATGGTCAGAATTATCCGCGACATTTACCAGATTGGGTTCCAATTCTAAAATTATAATATGTGGAGATTTATTACAGAATGATTTGACTAAATCCAGAAATGATGTATCTGGTTTGATTGATTTTTTGAATGTACTATCGGATATAAAAGGATTTGTTCAAATTAAATTCACAACAGATGATATTGTTAGAAGCGATCTAGTGAAGAAATTTATCATTGCATGTGAGAAACGAAATATAATACCTAGTTAAAATAATGCTTGACATTTTGTAAAGAGTAAGTGTAAAATTGCTAAATACTATAATCAATTTTTAAAAATAAAAAAATGAAATCATTTAGAGAATTTCTTAATGAGGGTAATCCATTAAGTAGATTACATTCACATATAAAATCTGGGCGACATTTTGCAACATTATCAGCACAGCGTCCTGTTGGTGAAGTTACACCAGAAGAAAATATTAAGCGCCACAAAGAATTGAAACATAAATTGTCGCAGCAAGGATATCAAACAAAAGAAGTTGAGGGACATTGGGAAGGGGGTAAAGAGAAATCAATTTTGGTTTATGCCAAAGATACCGGAGAAAAATCTGGTCGAGATTTGCATCGAGATATGTTACAACATGGTAAAGATTATAACCAAGATTCAATTCTATATCATAATGGACATAAAGCTAAAATACATGGAACAAATGAGATAGGATATCCTGGAAAAAATAATACTAAACAGATCGGAAAAATTCATTTTAATAGACCCGAAAGTGAAAATCAAACCGAGATGAAACCAAAATCTAATAATCCATTAAAACCAGGTAGAACTTCAAAAGCTAATGCGAGATTTGATATGTCATTTAAAAAATAATATTTAATGAGGAAATAAAATATGGTAATCAGTGAAGAAGAATATTATAAAAGATTGAAAGAGTATTTAAAAGAACTTGATGTGGAAAAACCAACTACATTTTTCGGTTCATTGGGATTTCATGCTATATATGAGCCGAAATTTAGAGCTAAACTAAGAGAAGAAAAGATTACTGTTAGATGGAATAAACCATCCAATAAACCATCGACTTTTTCTGATTTTAGTAAACGCCTTTCAAATATCAAAAATAATAATATTTAATTTAATAAGGAAGTATCAACACTTCAGTTAATCAACCTTTTTCTGAAGTGGGCATAAAAATGCCTTTAAAAGGAGAATCATATGAAAGCTGTTATATTATGGATTATATTATCCATCTTTATTGGATTATCATTCAATGTCAATTCAAAGAATGTTCCAATACCAAAAATCAAGCCAAATTTTCACTATCTAAAATCAGATCAAAAACTTGAGGTTCTTTGTTTAGCAACTGTTATGTATTTTGAGGCATTGAATGATAGTGAAACTGGCAAATTAGCTGTGGCAATGACAACAATCAATAGAACTAAATCGGAGTATTTTCCTAATAGCATCTGTTTAGTCGCTAAAGAAAAGCGCAGGAATACATGCCAGTATTCCTGGTATTGTGATTCTAAAAAGAAACGATTTTTTTATGATCGAAATATACTTGATAATGATGCGCCAATAGAATATAATGATATGCTGAAGTTTGCAACTTATATATATCTGAACTATGATTATATAAGGGATCCTTCTAAATCAGCATTATTTTTTCATCACAGTGCTATTAAACCTAGATGGAAAAATATGAGGCATACTGCCAGTATAGGTAAACATATCTACTATACACGCAGAAATTTAATTAATATTTAATATGGAGTCTTAAATGAGTATTCAAGAAATGGGTATTACAACTTCACTATCTAATCCAGCAGATCAAGAAAAATTGCAAAAAGTGATTATGGATTGCTCCGATCAATTATCAATCATTCAAGGTCATAAAGATGTGATAAAAGAAAATATCACAGCAATATGTGAGGAACTTGATTTGCCTAAGAAAATTGTTAATAAAATGATTAAAACATATTTCAATCAACAATTCGATCAGGAATGCGTTGAGCATGAAGTATTCGAGGATTTATATCAGAAAGTGATCAAACATGAAACCAACTGATTCTGAAATATTCGAGTTCAGTCAAAAGATTCAAGAATTAGCACAGGAACATGACTATACTCTATTAGAATCGTTAATTCACTATCAGGAATATGCTGGATTAGAATCTGATACGATGACATCATTGATAAATCCTGCGATGAAAGCTAGACTTGAACGTGAAGCTATTGAAGCTAATTTAATCAAAGCAAATACCACTAAATTACCTATTTGATAATATTATCATTTCAACTATATTATGCTATCATCTTTTAATGTATATCAATTATATCATGCAATAAATCTACATTTTACAAGTTCTAAATATGATTTCTTTACATATAATGGTAAGACAAATGCAACAATGGCATCATTTGAGAAGAGAAAAGATAGGTATTGGTATCAGAAATTAGGCAAGAAAATATTAGATGAGAATGAGCTAATATTATTTCTGGCAGCAAATTTCATAGAAAATGGTAAAATTTGGATAGGCAATCTATTAACTGAGGAAAGTTTTGATTGTTATCTAAAACATAAGGCGGTATTGGAATCGATTGAATATAGATTCGAACAGGATTGCAATGTAATTTTTGGCGAAATTGAAAATCCTATTCAAGTATTTAAAGTTGACAATGGTTATCCTATTCTGTTAAAATTGTTACTTCGAAATGAGATTAATATAGAATCGGTATGTTTGATTCTTCGATTCATTAATTTCATATCTTGTTGGAACAAAAGTCTAACAGATGATATTAGATGGCAATTAATGCGAAATAAGATTATTAAATATGAACCATTTATTGCAGCTAAAGAAGATAGGATAAAGCGAATATTTCTATCACATATTAAATCATAGGGGATAATTTTCAGCATATTATAAATATTTCTATATTATGTTCAAGTGAAAATAGCAAATTAATAGACTAAATAGGAATAATAGAAAATGGCAAACGCATTAGACAGATTAAAAAAGAGAAATAATTTAGAAGATTTACAGAAGAGATTAGAAACGGAAAGTAAAAAATCATATGAACAAGATGACTCCAGAATGTGGTATCCTAAATTGGATAAATCTGGAAATGCTTTGGCGGTAATTCGATTTCTACCAGTATATGATCCAGACGATGAAGATGCATTAGATTGGGTTAAACTATATTCACACGGATTTCAAGGTGATAATGGCTTATGGTATATTGAGAATTGTCCAACAACTTTACCAGACGGCACATGTCCTTGCTGTGAGTCAAATGTTAAATTATATAAAACCGGTAATGAGTCCGACAAGAAAATTGCACAATCGCGCAAACGTAAATTACATTATTATACTAATGTATATGTAATATCGGATCCTACTAATCCAGAAGCCGAGGGAACAGTAAAGATATTTCGGTTTGGTGCTACAATATTCGATAAGATTAAAGGCGCGATTAAACCAGAATTTGCAGACGAAACGCCTATTGATCCATTCAATATGTGGAATGGTGCTAACTTTAAACTCAAAATTCGTAAAGTTGATGGTGAGATTAAATATGATAAATCAGAATTTGATAAGTCTAGTGCCTTAGCTTCTACAGATGCAGAAATTGAAAAAATCTGGCAACAGGGATATGCATTGAAAGAATTCATATCACCCGATAAATTCAAAACTTATGAAAAATTGACAGAACGTTTACATAAAGTTTTGGAAATCGTATCTAAGGATGAAATATTCGAATCTAAAACTTCTAGTAGAAAAGTAATAGATCAGGATGATGATGACAAAGAATTTGATATGAAGATTGATGAAAATATCTCCGAGAATGATGAATTCGGAGATTTAGAAGCAGAATTTCAAAAATTGGCTAGTTAAATAGCATAACAACACCCGCTACGCCTCTCACGGAAGCGCACCATAGCGGGTTTTTAATTTCCCCACATGTTTTTCAATAACATATTCATTAAATCATTATCGACTACTGAGGCATGAGTCAATTGTACTGGTTGATTTGATTGACCACCTTGTTGCATATTATTGACAGTAGATGCATCTACATATTGAATAGGACTACCAGATTCTTTCATTGCAGCTACTTCATTTGATTGATTTCTTAAATATTGTCCACTAGAATATTCTGATTGCATATAGGATGCAGATTTGCCAATCGATTCATTTGGTAAATAAGTATCCCTGGTATCAATACCTTGTAGGAAATACTTATTAGCTCCACCAACACCACCATGATGTGCAGCATATAATTTAGCAGCAATTTCGGAAGTTGTATCTTCAGCATTTATTACACCAGATTTCTGCAATTGTTTATACTGAGATTTGGTATAATTTGCCATCACTTTTTCTTGAACATCTGGTGAATTAAGAAAATCAAATGAATTTTTAATATTATCCTTGCCAGTCCAATTCTCAGGAGAATACACAGCATATGTATTATTTTTACTAGAACCAGCTTTTAGATAACCAAATGTTTCCAATGCGGATGCTCCAAACTGATATTTACCTAGAAATCCTCGACCATTATCTGCCTCATAATTATCTGTCGATTCTTTCTTGCCGACAGCAGATGTGTATTTCTGATAATCAAAATCATTTCGAATTTTAGTAGGAGTCATATCAGTTGATGATTCCATTGAATTCATTTCAGATATTGCTTCAGGATTCATATTAGTTGTTGGCTCAAGATTTGTTTTATTAGGTTGATTAGTTTTATTTAATAGAGAATCTTCTTTTTCTAATTCATCCAGTATGCCATTAGGTTTAAAAATTTCATCGTATATAGCGTATGCCTCATTTATTGTTAGTGCAAATGCTATTGCAGTTGCAATCCATCCTACTACTGGTATCATCATGCCAGTAATGAATGCAGCCGCTCTCATCGCTAAACCTAAACCAAATCGCATCTTTAGTTTATTGAATAGTCTACTATACCATCCATTTCGATGAACTTTATTTGCAAAATCTTTTAGTTTATTAGTTTCATTCCTATCATTATTATTTCGTTTTTTTAGTATAGTTCTTTTTCGATCATCGCTTCTCGTATCTTTATCGGTTCCATCTTTA